GTGAGTTATTAAAAGATGCATATTGGAAGATCAAACGTCCGAAGTAACCGTGTGCGGCAACGATGTTGTAGGTCTCTTCCTCTTGCCCAAACTTGTAGCCATAGTTCTGGCTCATGTCTTCAGTCGTCTCACGCACCAAGGAACTGGTGACAAGAGAACCGTGCATGGCAGAGAACAGAGAACCACCAAAGACACCAGCCACTCCAAGCATGTGGAATGGATGCATCAAAATGTTGTGCTCTGCTTGGAAGACAAGCATGTAGTTGAAAGTACCGGAGATACCAAGTGGCATACCGTCAGAGAAAGATCCTTGTCCAAACGGATACACCAAGAACACAGCAGTGGCTGCTGCAACAGGTGCGGAGTAGGCGACAAAGATCCAAGGCCTCATGCCCAATCGATAACTAAGTTCCCATTCGCGTCCCATGTAAGCGAAGACACCGATAAGGAAGTGGAAGACAACCAACTGGTAAGGTCCTCCGTTGTACAACCATTCGTCGAGAGTGGCGGCTTCCCAGATTGGGTAAAAGTGCAAACCGATTGCGTTGGAGCTGGGTACGACTGCTCCTGAGATGATGTTGTTTCCATAAAGAAGTGATCCAGCAACCGGCTCCCGGATGCCATCAATATCAACAGGTGGTGCTGCAATGAATGCAACAAGGAAGCAAGTGGTAGCAACCAGTAGACAAGGAATCATGAGGACACCGAAGTGTCCTACATAAAGCCGGTTCTCAGTGCTGCTAACCCACTCACAATATCGGTCCCAAATAGATTTGGGCCGTTGTAGTGCGATAGTAGCTGCCATTTATATTTAGAAATTAATATTAGAGCGATCCAATTTATTCAATACATCTTGCCGGTACGCTGGATCGTCGTCGTACCGGGGATCATTCATTGCTTGAATCAATTCGGCTTGACTGCGGAATGCCTCAGTACGTGGTGCAGCCTTTCCTTGAATAGTTTGTCCTTCCACTCCATTAACATCCGTATAGTTATAATAAAGAGCTTTCAGTGCTAACTGAATAGCTCCGACGTTTCCAGTTTCAACAACATTGTCGAAAGCCTGTACTTCATCCGTTGACCAATTAGCTTGAGCCCAAGAAACAAGTGTTTGATACTGTTGAGGACCGCCAACCATATCTTGAATTGCACGTGCATCAGATTCACTAAGTTCCTTAGAATTCGACTGGCTACGTGCCTCAACATAAGCTTTGGCTACCTCCAATGAACTCATTTCACTAAGCTGTTTGATAGTCTCTTCACTTACTTTGCCACCAGAGGTTGCTTCAGTAAAAAAGGTATCAAGTAAATTGCTTGAAGGAGATTCATCAAACTCATTAGCAGCTTCCTGCTTCAGTTGAGGTTCTTTATTACTCTCACCAAGCTTAGATTGTAGCTCAAGGTAAGCCTTTTCAAGTTCTTCAGGACTATTATATTTGCCTGCTAACTTCTGTTCGTGAGCTGCTTCTAGCTCTGTACCGATATCAAGAGAGTCTTGGATATCTGAAGCGACACTTTCCATAACCTCAGTAGGGACACTGTTGTCGCTGCTAAAAACTTCTGCCATATTTAAGTAGGTGGTTGATTATCAGGCAGTGGTGCAATGTCAGCACCGACTGCATTGTTGTAAGCCTCAGCGGCTTGAGGATTCTTAGATGGATCCATTATTGGAGAGTTCAGTAGGGCAGCAGACTGCTTAACTACAGCTTGTTGCTGTGCCATGGCTGCAGCTTGTTGTTGCTCTTGCTGACGATCTTCCATACTTCTAAGCAGGTTCAATACATCAATGCCCATAGCAGCTGCAAGCCGTTTGACAGCTTCATCGGCATTAAGGTACTGAGTAATCCCTTCAGGACCAAATGATTGTGCAATGGTCATGATGAAGTTAGTCAGTGATTCACGATCCTGCCCCCTACCCAAGGCGTTGATACCAGCAACAATTGTTGGAGATACAATGTCCTTAGGGATTTTTGGTAGACGATTCTCTCGCTGTAGTGTGAGTAGTTTTCTGTTTAGATAAGGAACAAGGAACTCAACAGTAAGTAGAGAGAACAACCCACCTAAACTTTGCTCTAGCTCAAGCTGTGTAAGGCGTACTTCTTCAGCTGTAGTTCGTTCAGACTGACGAACATTTAATTGCATAAATGCTTCAGCAATCCGACGCTCAAGGTTTGCAGCCATCTGTGCAGCTGTTGCAAAGTCAGCAGTCTTACCAACTTGAACAACACCAATGTCGTCTGGCCTACCAGGAACTATTGCCCCATTACGAGCGCTCTCTAGAGTGGCTGGTTTTGTAGTACTTGATGGTGACACAACAAAAACAACTTTTGCTGCTGCTGCTGATCCTTCTACTAGTGCTTGAGAGAGTGCCTCAAGAGACTTGAGATCACCAAGAAATTCCTCTACCCTGCCGCGTCCGTAGTTCTCACCGTCAACAGTATTAAACCTAAGGACAAGCCAAGGGCTAGCGTCTATAGGTGCCTTACCACCAGTGCCAGGAATGGTCTGATCAAAGCACTCTTGATACCAAACGATTTGCTTACCCTTACGCTTTACATGTGTATAGAGTTCTACTTCATTTACATCAACAGTGGAGTTTTCATTGACAAAAGTATTCTTATCGTAGTCAGCCAAGAACTCTTCAGGCAAGAGTGACTTGTTGATAATTTCTTTAGTTACAATCTCAATGACATTGCCGTTGCCGTCCCGCTCAACACAATAACGGTTGAGAGGATAGTGCTTCAAACCTTCTGAAGACATAAAGATAAGAGCATTACCACCGACAACCAAATGTTTAATAGCTTGGTGCACAGTGACACGATCTGCTGAAGCAGCAATTGACTCCATAACAGTTCGTTCAATCTTTGCAAAGCTAAGGTCTAATTCAGACCTAACCTCTGTTGGAATTTCACCGCCAACCTTATCGTCTCTGATCTGTAATTTAAAGAATGTAGTTTGAGGTGGCAGCAGAGCAAGCATTAGTTTACTTGACAAAGTAACTACTGCCTTAGAGCCAACTGATTGCCAAGGTGTAGGTAAGTTTTCGTGTACATTAGTTCCAGTATCTTCCCTAATAAGATAAGGAAGAGTTAACTCAGAACAATCAACAGCAATCCTTAGAAATTGATGCCGTCCAGTAGACAGCATACTATAACGTTCACGTGCTGTAGTAACTGTATTCATTAGACACCCTGGCTAAGGTTCAAGAGAACTTTTGGATCAAGCTTGTTTCTCAAGGAAGCAGCACTACGCATATCCTTACGATCTTTATCCTTCAATCGAATCCCAGAAGCATCAGCAGTGGGAGCTTCAATTGGATTTTGATTTTGAATCTTCATTGATGCAAGCTCTTGTTGCAAGCCTTTCATAGCAGTTTCATTGGAGAGACGTTCACTAGCTAGCATTGTGTCAAAAGACTGCTGTTGAGAAAGCAATTCTTTTTGAAGCTGATCGTTAAAAGTCCCCTGTTGAGAAAGCAATTCTTCTTGAAGAATATCCTTGAAATCTAACTGCGCTTGTTCGTTTTGAGCTTGAAGTGCGCTGATTTGATCCTGTAAGTTAATTACAGAAGCCTCTTGCTGTGTTTTGTACTCATTGAATGTTGAATCAAGAGTACTGTATGCAGCTGTAGCATCAGAATATTCTTGTTGCCATTGTTCAGCAGTCTTCCCCCCAAAGAGTTCTACTTGAATCTTCTCATCTGCTGGGGGTTCTGCTGTAGGTATAGATCCTAATGAAGCTTCCTTGTTAATAAGCATATCTTTCAATACTTGATTGCCAGCAACATTACTGCCGATGGATGCAGCAGCGTCTTGTTTTGCTTCGGCTGGTGCAGACTCCACCCGTGCTTGTGCTTGTTGTGCAGCTGAATTATCTGCTTTTGGAGGATCGGGAGGTAATCCCATATACATTGCAGTGGCTTGGTTGATATCACCAACAGGGATATTGGCTGCAGCCATTTGCCTCAGCCACTTGTTAAATTGTTTACTCATGGTAATCCTCTTCGATACGGTTTTTTATCCATTGGATAATATTCTGTTCACCTGCATTAAACATGATGTGTTGGATCTTGTCTTCAGGTCCAGTAAAAGGTGGAGGAAATTTTTCTTGTAACTCTGCTAAAAGTTTCTCGGGTGTAAGAAAGTTAAGCATATTGTGGGAGGTTTTGATTAGCGTGCTCAAAGAAGGCAGGCATGCGTGCTCGCTGTGTGTCAGAAAGCTGTGGTGCTTTACCCTCGTACATCAGCCGATCACTAGAATCGAGCCAAAATTTTTTATCCAAATATTTATCAGCACTCTTGCCTAGTGGTTGCATGACCCAGGCAATAGTCGCCTTACGAAGTTTATCCAAAGACGGTGAAGCTTCCAGCCCAAGCTCTCTACAAACCAAGCTATTTGTTGCGACGTGAACTTGCTCGTCTCTACTGATGTCAGCGCTGACGGTTCGCATCCCTGCGTCACCAGCAAACCGCATGAAGGGTAGTAGGACGAAAAAGATTGCACGCTCAGCAACCATGGCTTTAAGGAGAGTGTGATCAGGATGTTCTGTCCACGCATCACGCAGTGCGAGGGCTTCCCGCTCAGCTTTCGGATCAACGCCCCAAGCATCGGCGACATAACCCAAAGCCCTGTCGTGCTTAATCTCGTCTTGGACGTTGCTCTCC